ATGGCGCAAGATAAAAATGCGGATCAGTGGGAAATAATAGAGTTTCCTGCGATATTACCTAGTGGTAAGCCACTTTGGGCTAATTTTTGGAAGTTAGAAGAACTTGAAAGTATCAAAGCGTCTGTTAGTCCGTCAAAGTGGGCGGCACAATACATGCAAAGACCGACAGGGGAAGGTATTTCGATTATTCCTAAAGAATGGTTCAAGGTTTGGGATAAAGAAAAACCACCTACTTGCGAATATCTCATACAAAGTTACGATACCGCGTTTTTAAAAACAGAAAGATCAGACTTTACCGCGATAACAACGTGGGGAGTTTTCTATCCTGAAGGTAAATTAGACGGAGAACTGTACACGGGAGAAGAAGCGCATTTAATTTTAATAGATTGTATAAAAGAACGGTTCGATTTTCCCGAACTTAAAAACGAAGCAATGCGTTTATATAATTATTGGGATCCAGATACGGTAATTATTGAAGCAAAAGCCAGCGGGATTCCACTGGTTCAAGAACTACGCAGAGTGGGCATTCCTGTAAATTCATTTTCTCCCGGAAAAGGTCAAGATAAGATAGCGAGACTTAATTCTGTGTCGCCAATATTCCAAGATGGGCGCGTTTGGGTTCCAGAAAACCGTTGGGGAGAAGAATTAATAGAGGAGGTTAGCGATTTTCCAGCAGGAGAGCACGATGACTTGGTTGACGCTACAACTTTAGCGTTAGCAAGGTTTAGACAAGGGGGCTTTTTGCAATTATCAAGTGATTTTGAGGAAGAAGAAATTTACTATAACAGGCAAAGGGTTTATTATTAGCGAAATTCATATATGATGTTTACTTATGGCTATTGAAAAACAAATTTTATCAGCAGTTCCAGAACTCCAAGAAGAAGTGGAACTAGAAATCCTCCCTGAAATAGAAGAAGAAACTGAAGTTTTTATACAACCAGACGGTTCTGCTATTTTAGGCAGTGAAATGCCAGACCAAGCCTCACTAAAGTTTGGCGAAAACTTAGCGGAAACGTTAGATGAACGAGAACTTAATACTATTGCTACAGAATTAGTTGGTTCTTACGAAGAAGATTTAGAATCTAGACAAGATTGGTTTGATACTTATGTAGATGGACTGGATTTATTAGGAATAAATGCAGAAAATAGATCACAACCATTTGAAGGAGCGTCTGGAGTACATCATCCGATACTTGCGGAAGCTGTAACTCAGTTTCAAGCGCAAGCATACAAAGAATTATTGCCTGCGGGCGGTCCAGTCGAGACAGAAGTTCTAGGATTTGCAAATGATGAGAAAATACAGAAGGCAAATCGCGTTAAAAACTTCATGAATTACCAAATTACACATAAAATGGAAGAATATGACTCCGAAATGGATCAACTTCTGTTTTATTTACCCTTATCAGGGTCAGCATTTAAAAAAGTTTACTATGATCCTGCTTTAGGACGCGCTACAGCGCGTTTTGTTAAGGCAGAACACCTTGTTGTACCTTATTACGCTGTAGATTTACTCACTTCACCACGAATTACCCACGTAATTCACATGAATGAGAATGAATTGCGTAAATTACAGGTTTCTGGGTTTTATCTTGATACAGATATGGTATCTCCGGGAGCAGATACAGAAAGAACAGACGTTGATGATAAAATTGACGAACTTCAAGGTATAAGTAGAACAATTCAAGACGAAGAATACACTTTGTTAGAGATGCACGTCTTACTAGACTTAGAAGGATACAAAGATACAGATGAAAACGGAGAAGAAACAGGTTTAGCACTTCCGTACATTGTAACTATCTGTAAAGATAACGATAAAGTATTATCAATAAGACCAAACTTCAAAGAAGATGATCCGATGCGTAAAAAGATTGAATACTTCACGCATTACAAGTTTCTTCCGGGATTAGGATTCTATGGTTTCGGTTTAATACACATGATGGGCGGGTTAACTAAATCTGTTACCGCCATACTACGTCAACTAATAGACGCGGGAACACTTTCAAATCTTCCAGCAGGATTTAAGTCTAGAGGACTTAATATTCAACGGAACAGTGATCCGATACAACCCGGAGAGTGGAGAGATGTTGATGCTCCGGGAGGAAGATTACAAGATGCATTCTTACCGCTACCTTACAAAGAGCCGAGCGGTACTTTGAGTCAATTATTAGGCGCATTAGTTGATTCTGGGAAACAATTCGCCGCTACAGTAGAAAATCCGACAGGAGACGGTAATACCGAAGCTCCAGTAGGAACAACTGTAGCATTATTGGAAAAAGGACAACGAATAATGTCCGCTATCCACAAAAGATTACATTACGCGCAAAAATGTGAGTTTAAGATACTAAAAAGAGTATTTAGCGAGTTTTTACCTCCTGAATACCCATATCAAGTACAAGGTGCTTCAGAAAACGTATTTAAAGATGATTTTGACTCATCTGTCGATATTCTTCCTGTTAGTGACCCAAATATTTTCAGTATGACACAAAGAATCACATTAGCACAGACACAATTACAAATGGCACAAGCAGCACCTGATTTACACGATCTCCGTGCCGCATATCGTAAGATGTACACTGCGTTAAATGTAAAAGACATAGATGCGATTTTACCCCCAGAGGAGGAGGCGCAACCAAAAGATCCAATTCTAGAAAACATGGATTCTTTGTTGCAAACTCCTTTACAAGCGTTCCCCCAACAAAATCATGAAGCTCATATTGCGGCACACACTGCGTTTCTAGAAAACCCTAATACTGCACAAAACCCCGCTGCAGTTGCTGCACTACAAGCTCATATACAACAGCATAACGCTTTGAAATACAGAGTGGAAATTGAAGCTCTGTTAGCTCAACAAGGAATACAACTTCCTCCTCCGGGACAACCTATACCTCCTGAAGTAGAAAGTCAGATATCGATTGCTGCAGCACAAGCTACACAGACTATAACAGGACAAGCACAAGCATTAGCTAACGCAATGGCAACACCTGATCCACAACGTGAAATGTTTGATAAACAGTTGGAATTAGAACGTGAACAGTTGATGCAAAAAGAACAAGCTGACATGAGAGATACACAGGTAGCTATGACTAAAGCTGAAATGGACGCTCAGATTAAACGAGAAAAAATACAAGCAGACATATCTAAAGAAAATACAAAGTCAGCAATCGAATTACAAGAGTTAGAGCTAAAAGCTAAAGCTGAACAAGATAAAAATTATAGAGAAGCTCTAAACACAATTAGGAATAACAAATAGTCGGAGAATAAAATGCACAGAAATAAAGATTACCCGTCACCTTCTAAAAGAGTTAACAGAGCAGAGCCTAGTATGCCTAGTATGACAGACACAACTAGAACTCAATCTGTAAAAGCAGGTGAGTGTCTTGATAAGCCAGAAAAAGCAAAAGTCAAAGCGGCTTATGGACAGACTAAAGGACTTCTTTGGTATAGATCAGTTAAATAATGGACTATATCGTAGCAACGGAGCATTTGCTCCGCAAAATACGAGAGAGAAAAGAAGCTCTCTCGCAAACGTTAGCTACTGGCAGTATTGAAGATTTTGAACAATACCAAAGGATAGTTGGCGAAATCGCAGGTTTGAATTTCGTTGAACAGGAAATTCAAACTTTACATTCTAATATGGAGGATGCATATGACTAACACTGTTCCAGATAGAGTAGATAATTTTGGTAGTAAAGGTAAACTCGGTGAAATAAATATCGAAAAAGAAAAAGAGAATACTCTTACTCCAGAAAATCTAGATTCACATGCAGACAAGTTACCACGTCCAACGGGGTATCGTGTCTTAATATTACCTTTTACCATGTCTTCTATAACTAAAGGCGGTATACATCTTGCTAAACAGACTGTTGATAAAGAACGTCTAGCAACTGTTGTCGGTCTTGTTGTAGACCTTGGACCAGACGCTTACAGTGATCCACATAAGTTTGCTGAAGGTGCTTGGTGTAAAAAAGGTGATTGGGTTATTTTCGGTCGTTACGCAGGAGCGCGTTTTCAAATAGAAGGTGGCGATATGCGTCTTCTAAATGATGATGAAATCCTAGCGACTATAGATGATCCAGAAGCAATTTTATCATAAACAATCATGGAGAATCCCATGCAACAAGAAGCAGAAAACATTGAGTTAGAACTTCCACAAGAAGAAGAAACAGTAGAAGTAGTTGCTGAAGAATCTGTTGAGGAAGAAAAAGTAGCGCAACCTGAGTCAAAAAAGGATGAGCTAGACCAAGTTAGTGAGTCTGTACAGAAACGTATAGATAAACTTACTTATAAGATGAGAGAAGCGGAAAGACAGCGAGATGAAGCTGTTAGCTACGCTTCAAACATTAATAAAGATAACAGTCGTTTGAAAGAACGATTAAAAAATTCTGACAGTTCTTTATTTAAAGAATATGATACAAGGATTAACTCTGATATAGAGAGAGCTAAAATATTTTTAAAAGAAGCTCAAGAGTCTGGAGATGGTGCTGCAATAGCAGACGCAACAGAAAGACTTTCTAGAGCTAGTGCTGAAGCTGAAAATTTAAAAAGATTAACGGCTCAGCAAAAACTTAAAGAAGAGAGTCAAACTAAACAAGATGAAAGTACAGAATACAAGCCAACATTACAGCCTCAACAACAATCAGCTCCGCCAGATCCAAAAGCTGAGAGTTGGGCGGCAAAAAATGGTTGGTTTGGGGAAGATCAAGCTATGACTTTTGCTGCTTTCGGAATACATAAAGAATTAGTTGATGAAGGAGTTGATCCTACATCCGATTCTTACTATTCTGAAGTAGATAAAAGAATACGTGAATATTTTCCGCAAAAGTTTTCACAAGAGCAATCTGCTCCCGTGCAACAGGTTGCTGCTTCTAGCAGAGGTGCTAGTGGTAGAAAAGCGTCACGCAAAGTCAAGTTGACACCAAGTCAAGTAGCAATAGCTAGGAAACTTAATGTCCCACTTGAAGAATATGCTAAGCATATAGAAGGAGTATAAAATGACTGATGAAGTTAAAACAAACGTCACAACAGATCGAAACTCACGATCTGCCGAGACACGAGTCTCTCAAACTCGCAGACAACCTTGGAAACCCCCGTCAATGTTAGACGCACCAGAGGCACCGCCCGGATACAAATTCAGGTGGATACGAGAAGCTGTTAGAGGAAATGATGATAAGTCGAATATGTCAAAACGTATTCGTGAAGGATATGAACCTGTGAGAGCAGAAGATTATCCTGACTTTGAAGCACCGACTATTGACAGTGGATCAAATGCCGGAGTAATAGGGGTTGGAGGTTTAATTCTTGCTAAAGTTCCAGTTGAAACCGTCGATGAGCGAAATGCTTACTTTCAAGAGCAAACAAGATCGCAAATGGAAGGTGTAGATCAGAACTATATGCGGGAAAGTGACTCTAAGATGCCTTTAAGAGGTGGTGATATCTCTAGGTCATCTAAAGTCCAATTTGGTAGTAGGAAACAATCTGACGATTAATATAAACATTGTATTACAAAGGAGATAAACATGGCTAATACAGATAAACCTAATGGTTTTACTCCTGCATATCATATGTACGGTGGTGTTATTCGTCCTGCAAGAATGAGAATCGCTAGTGCTTACAACACCGCTATTTATAGCGGAGACGTTGTTACTCTTTCAAGTGGTTATGTTCAACAAGCAGGCGCGACAGACACTCCCGTAGGTGTGTTTTATGGAGTATTTTATACAGCGACAGACGGGACTCCTACGTTTTCTAAGGTATGGACGGCAAGTACAGCCACTCAAGGTAGTGCTGATGCTGAAGCTCTCGTATACAGCGATCCTGGAATCGTTTACGAAGCTCAATTTACTGCAGGTACTCCTGCGGTAAGTTTTATCGGCAACAAGTACACTCTTTCTACAACTGCTGGTAGTTCGACTACAGGCAGATCAAAAGAAGGGGTTACAGCAACTACTTCAAGTGGTGTAGCACTTTGCGTAGGCTTTAACTTAGCACCAAGTAATGCTATTGGTGCATATGCTAGAGCTTATTTCACGTTCCCAACTAACACGTTCGCAGTCTAATAAAGGAGAGTAGATAATGGCGATTAATAGAGCGCAACTCGTTAAAGAGTTAACTCCGGGTCTCCACGCTCTTTTCGGTTTAGAATACGAGCGTTACAACAATGAGCATGAAGACATTTTTGACACTGAAAGTTCTGAAAGAGCTTTTGAAGAAGAAGTGATGCTCAGTGGTTTTGGGGAGGCTCCTGTTAAAGGAGAAGGTGCGGCAGTAACTTACGACACTGCACAGGAATCGTGGACAGCTCGTTTCACTCATGAAACAATAGCAATGGCTTTCGCGTTGACAGAAGAAGCAATCGAAGATAATCTCTACGATACGCTTTCATCTAGATACACAAGAGCACTGGCTCGTTCGATGCAACAAACTAAGCAAGTCAAAGCGGCTAACGTTTTGAACAATGGCTTTAGTTCGTCGTATCCGGGCGGAGATGGTAAAGAGCTTTTTGCAACTGACCATCCAACAGTCGGTAACATTGACTTAGCTAATGAGCTGTCAACAGCTTCTGATCTTAATGAAACTTCATTAGAGCAGGCACTAATCGATATAGCTGGATTCAAAGATGAGCGAGGCTTAAAGGTTAATGCACAAGCTGTACGGATGATCATCCCACCTGCACTACAATTTGTAGCTGACAGGTTGATGGAAACTCCGGGACGCGTAGGTACTTCAGATAACGATATCAATGCAATTCGCAACATGGGAATGATCTCAGGCGGATACGTTGTTAATCACTATCTGACAGATACTGATGCGTTCTTCATTAAAACTGATGTTCCTAACGGTATGAAACATTTCGTTAGAACGGCGGTATCAACAAACATGGAAGGTGATTTTGAAACTGGAAATGTTAGATACAAAGCCAGAGAACGTTACAGTTTTGGTTGGAGTGACTGGCGTGGGATGTTCGGTAGTCCCGGAGCATAATGAACCTCAGTAGGGTTTATAACTCAACTACTGATTTAAAGGGAGCTTCGGCTCCCTTTCTTTTTTAAAATTTATGATATAGAATGACATAGAATCTAGGAACAACTATAACTTATCGACTGACCTAGCAGACAAGCCAAGACGATAAGATAATTAAGGAGACTTAATATGGCAAATTCAACTTTTAGTGGACCAGTCCGATCCAAAGGCGGTCTAAACGTAATCAATGAAAGCAGTAGTACAGGTGCTATAACAGAAACAGGTTTTTCAGTAAACTCTACGGGGCAACTAATTTCTTTAGGTACTAGAAAAATACAAACTTTTGCAGGCACTTTAGCAGGTACAGACACTAGCACAGCATACGCTGACGGAGACGTTCTTGTAGAACTAGGTGAATTAAACACTGATCACCCAGACGATCTAGTAACAGCTACTAAGTTTTTTATTCACAAAGCAGTTATCGGTATTACCACTGCAGCAGGAGAAACTCTTGCAGGTAGTTTACAGCTAAGTGCTACTTCTGGTACTGCAACTAATGCAGCAGTTTCTTCAGGAACTGAAATTGTTGGTGCAGGTGTGGCAGCATTTTCACCTACTTTATCTGCTGCTCTGTCCGTAACAGAGATTGATGTTAACTTTAACAACACTGCTGGAAACTTCCATGTGTTTGAACCAAATGTAAGTGCAGCGATTGCAAGTAAATACTTGTATGCAGCGGCAACTACAGCTCTAAACGCTGACGCAACAGCTGGTAGATTTACAGTCGAACTAGAATACTCAGTATACTAAGGAGAACATTATGAGTTCATCAGATGTAAAAGCCTCAGTGCCTTTAACGTCTACTGGTCAATTACAAGGAACTATTGGCAGTGGCGCAGGCACAGCAACTAATCTAGGACCGATACGGATTCAATCTATACAAGCTCAATCAAGTGCTGCAGATGCAACTATAAAAGTATATGACGGTACAGGTGCTTCTGGAACTAAACTTTTAATTGAGTTTAAATTCGGCAGTGCTGCAAACGAATCATTTCGTTATAGCTTACCTAATGACGGAGTTAAGTTCAGCACGGGTGCGTATGTCGTATTAGCTAATTGCGACTTTTTTGTTGCTTATCACTGTT